TCATTGGGGCGCCTCCAGCGCCATTTCCGGCGTCCAGTCGGGGTCGGGCATTGCATACAGCTTATCGAGCCATTTGTGTACGCTTTCAGTTTCCTTGGCCTTCGACATGGCAGTGCTTGTCTCGATGCGTCGGGTCAAGTCGCGGACGGCCCCGCGAATTGCCTGAACGCGGGTCGGATAGGTCGCCATGCCCTCGTGATAAGAGCACGGCGAGGCGCCGCCGGCAGTACCAATCGTGTAATCGAACCCGTAGATCCAAACTCCTTCGGCAATCAGCGCGACCCGAATTTCTGCGGGGCTTCGACCGGTGCGTTGTTGCTTCGGCGCGGACAAGATGTCCGTCGGTGTATAGACGCCGTGGTCATTCGCGGTGGCGATAGCGTACGTAGTCTTGCGTGCGGGCGCAGGGTCGAGCAGATCCGCGAGTGGCGTCAGCGCGGTATGTACTGCGTCGATGGTGCCCGGAGAAAGCCTGCCGAAGACGGGGTCGTGCAGCACGGCCTGCAAGGCATGAAAAAGTTGCTTTGATTGCTTCTCGCTGATCTTGCCGGTGGCGCTTTGGCGCAACGCTGCCTGCATGGGTGCTTGCGTTTCGATCGAAGCATCAGCGGCCGGCAACCCGGCAGGCGATGAGACGTCGCCGGCATCGGTGGCGGTAGCGGCAGCTGTATGTGCGGGCGATGGTTGCGGGGCCGGGCTCATATCGAGCGAAGGCCCTGCCGCGAGATACTTCTTCGTCACCTTCGACTTGCCCGCTTCGGCCGCTTTGGACAACCCGGCGACGATGCGTTCGAGCGCCTTGTCGCCGCCGTGCTGGCGGATCTGTTCGATCGCGAGTGTGCCGGTACATTGGCCGTTCCGTACGAGCTGATGCAGTTCGGCCGGTGCCCGCTCAAGCAGCGCGACGTCGCGAATCGTTTGATCACTGACGTTCAAGCGCTTGCAGATGGCGGCAAGCGTCATGCCGTGGATGTCGCGCAGCTCTGCGACGGCAGCAGCGAGATCAAGCGGCGACGACGGTTTGCCGTTGTTGCTTAGATACCCGTCGATCACCATTTCGGCACGGTTGACCGTCTTTGCCTCGCGAACGACGACCGGGATCTTGCCAATGTCCTTGCCTGCTTCGATTGCCCTGCCGGCCGCGAGGTAGCGGTGCTGCCCCTTGTACACGTACAGCAGATCCTTACCGTCGACCTTTCGCGCGTAGCAATGGAGCGGTGAACCCTTGTCGTACCCGTTCTCCATCATCAACGCGGTGAGGTGCGTTACCCATTCGTTATCAACCGGGCGAATGTTGTCGGACGGATCGTAGTGAAGCTGTCCATAGGGGACCATCCACAGGTCCGATGACGTTGCGCCGGCAGCTGCGGCCGCGGCCTTGATGTTGCCGGTCGGGATCGGTGCGGTGAGGTCGAGCTGTTGCGTCCGGTCGGCCATTACGCGATCTCCCAGGCGGTATCGGTACGCGCCTTGCCGGCTTTCTTCGCTTGAGCGATCGCGTTTGATGCTGCTGTACCCACCGCGCGCTTTGCATCACGCAGGCGCTTGATCGCTGTGGCGCAGTCGCCTTCGCTCGGTATCGAGATCTGCTTATCGGCAATCTCATTGCCGTCGAGGATCAAATACAGCGTGTGGACGCTGTCCGCCAAGGGGCGGCGACCGACGACGTACTTGCCAACGAGGATCGGCGTCGAGGGACGTCGTGCGTTCGGGTCATAGCGGACGATCGTGCGGAGGGACAGGGTGTCGCGACGCTCAACGTCGACAGCGGGAAGGGTGTGGGCTTTGATTCGCGGCATGGTGGTCTCCATGACGCCGGGACGCGCGCCCCGGCAGGGTCGAGGCGGCTTAGACGGTGACGTGGTAGTCAGTCGTCGGCACGACGACCGGATCGTCTTGAAACACGTTCACGGCGACAAACAGCAGCGCGGCGATGACAGTCCAGCGAAAGACCTTCGACTTCTCAAAGTTGCTTTGGCGGGCCGGTTCGCATGGCACAACGCGGGCGGCTTGCTCGTTTTGAAGCCAGTCGTGGCGGGCGTTGGTCTGATGGTCGAACATTTTCATGGGCTTCTCCGATGACTGCGCGAGGGGCAGCGATGGAGCTGAATGTTAGGCATTCCTTTGCCAAAAGGCAATAGGAATTCCTAATTCCGTTCGTAACATCACGTCGTATCACCGCGTATTGGGCTCGCCCAGCACAGCGAATAACTTTGAAAGGTATTGTATTCTTCCGACAAATTACTGTATGTTTATACAGTAATTTGAGGAAATATTACCGAGAGGAGGTTGTTGGGGGGCTATGTCAACAGGGGAATTGCGCTGCAAACCGGGCGATGTGGCGATCGTCAGTCGATGTCGAAACCGGTCGCGCATCGGCGTGCTGGTACGGGTCATCGGGCCGCATAGCAGCGAAGATTTCGATTGGGACGTGGAACTCCTCGGCGGCCCAATCAAAGGACGTGGGATACGTTCCGGGCAAATCGGAACGTATCGCAAAGCAGCAGTATTCGACTGGAACCTCACCCCTCTTGCGGGTCAGGAGCATTCAGATCGAGAAGTTCACCAGACTGCTGTCCGCGCAGATCTTCAAACACCTTGAGAGTATCGAGCAGCGCGATGAACGCAGTGGCCGGCAATCCCACTTTGTCCGCCTTGGCAAGTGCGTCAACCAGCGCTTGAGCATGTACGCCCAACGTTTCTTGTCTTTGTGGTGCGGGAGCGTTGGCGCGTCGTGCCATTTGTCCTTCGCCGGTGGCAAGCCACCACGGATCGACATTCAAGAACTCGGCCGCAAGCAGCAAATTGGCCCCCTCCATTTTCTTTGTCTTTCCGCTTAACCAGTCGCTGACCGAGGGTGCACGCACTCGGCATGCTCGCGCCAAATCAGCCGCCTTTTTCTCGGGCGGCAGCTTCATTGCCTGTTCCAGGCGTTCCGCTAGTGTCGTCATTAGGAAAGCCTAACTGAATGGGCATTAGGAATGCCTTGCTTTTTATATAAGGAACGCCTAACATGGCGGCATGAAGACGCTCCTGAATCGAGATTCGTACGCGTGCGCCGTGATCGATGCCCTTGGCGGTACAGCGGCAACCGCTCAACTTTGCCAAGTGCGCATGCCGTCCGTATCGGAATGGCGCAGAAACGGCATTCCGCGTGCGCGTCTGTTGTTCTTGAAGCTCGCCCGGCCCGACCTGTTTGCCTCTCTGGAATCGCGCGACGAGTCGTTGTGAAGCACTCGCCGATGCGCATGTCGAGCTGTTGCGCACCTCATGAGCCGAATCTTAGTTGCTGACCGGTGTGCGCGACAGGATGAAAGCTACCGTCTACCAATCACCCACTATGACCTGCCGATACGACAGCACCGAATGGCTGGACGTTCTCTACACGTCCGTTCGCAACACACCGGGCGGCGTTGCCGACGCTGCGAACTATTTGACGATCCGACGCGGCAAGAACATCACGCCGGAATCGCTTCGACTGCGTTTGCGTGGCGTCGGCGACAGCCGCTTGTCGATGGAGATGTTCGAGCTGTTGATCGAATGGATGCAGGAGAAGACCGAAGCCGAGGTCTACGCGCTCGACGCGCTGCATGCGCTGAATGCCCGGTTCGGGCTGGTCGCGGAGCAGGTGGACGATCACACGTCCGAGGACTCCGGGGAGCCGGGCACGCTGCGCCTCGTTTCGACGGCACTGCACCTGCAGGCGCACGTCGGCCTCGTCGCCGACGACGTGACGCGTGCATTGGCAGATCAGCGGATGGACGATCAGGAGGCTGAACGGATCATCGCCACGGGCCGCAAAGGTCAGCGACTGTTCCAGAGGCTCATCCATGCCGCCCGTAACCTCGCCGCACGTAGACGTCGTCGTCATGGAGCGGTTTAGACCCGGTATGGGCTGCTGCCGGGTAGCACGTGAGCAGGTCGGGCTGTGTTGTGGCCACGGGCAGCAGCTCGCGTGCGCAGCCACCGCGCTTGCTCGGCACTTCGACACCGCGCCGGATCGGGGCGGGCGTTTCCTCGCCGACCTGCTGTCGACGTTTCCCGATCGTCTTGCCGTCTTCGTCGCGGAAGCACAACGCGCCGGGCGCGTGGACGTGTTCATCACGACGGCGGCTCGCGTGTGCGCGGCACTTCCCACCAAGGCGGAACGCCACGCGTTTCGCGATCAGATCGTCGGCGCGCTCAGCACGGCCGACTTGTCCACATTCGATGAGCGCATGTCGGCCGAATGGCGTCGCCTGCGCGGCAGATAACGGGAGACCGAAGTGAAGGTAAGTGCAACGAGTAGCGGCCTGCGACACGGCACGTCGGACATTCGCCGCAGACCGAGCGGGCGGAACTGCTACGCAGCCGGGCGCGGAGTTTGGCGCAGCTTTTCCCACCGAGCCGAGCGTGACCGACGGCTGCTCGAACTGTTGAACCAACGCGTGAATCGATAGCGTCGGTGGGCGCTCAACGCATTTCGATCAGGCCGCAGCATGCGGCCAAAGTTACTTTGATTGAGGAAATATCGATATGGCGACACTGGATCAGATTATTCAGCAATTGCGTGCGGCGGGGCATCCCGATCTGCCCGCCGGACATCCCGTCGCGGACGGCAAGCATCACCGGTACGGGCCACGCAAGAAATACTGGTATCAGCTTCGAGAGGTGGTCAGCAAGGGCGCTGTAATCGGCTATGGCGGTACGTTCGGTCACTTCTCAGGAGACGATCCGGGTACCGAGCGATTCGAGTGGAGCGGTGCACCACTGAGCGAGGAAGTGCTCGCCGAGACGCGTCGCCGTCAGGAAGCGGCCGAACGCGAGCAGGCCGAACGCGACGCCCGGCAGGCGAAGCTCGCCGCAAACCGCGCGCGTGATCAGTGGAACCGGGCGTCTGAACAGGGCGCGTCCGCATACCTGGAGCGAAAGCAGATCTTGGCCGAAGGCGTGCGCTTTGATACCGACGGCACGATGTTCGTGCCGATGTACCAGTACGGCGACGAGGCTCGTCTCGTCGGCCTGCAGAAGATCACGCCGGACGGCGCGAAGCGCTTCAACAAGGGCATGGAGAAGAAGGGCGCATCGTGCTTGCTCGGCGTGGTGGGTGCTGACGATCAGGTCGTGTTGGTCGCCGAAGGCTACGCTACCGCCCGCTCGATCCGAATGGCGCTGGACCGTGCCTTCGCCGTCGACGTCTGCTTCGACGCGGGTGGCATCCTGCCGACCGTGCGCCGCTTGCGTGCAACGCACCCGGACGTGCACGTGTTGATCTGCGCAGATGATGACTGGAAGATCGAGCAACGCATGCGCGAGTGGCTGGCCGACGAGTTCGGCTTCCGTGGCCAGCTCGTATTCGGTGCGGAGCCGGTTCGGATCGAGGCGAAGAATACGTGGTACATGGTCGCGGCAGTACGTCGCCGTGACGACAACGGCGTGCCCTACGTCGAAGTGAGCTACGGCAATGATGTGATGCCGGTGCGCCGCAAGCGCTTCGAAAACACCGGCCTGAAACGTGCGTACGAGGCGGCAGCCGAGGTCGACGACGTGAGCGTCGTCTATCCGGTATTCGCCAATCGGGGCGAGCGCAAGCTGACGGACTTCAACGACCTGCACGTCGAGGACGGTCTCGAATCCGTCGCCGGGCAGATCCAAGCGGCGATCTTGCGCGTCATCGCGCCAGCGAACGAAGACATCCGGCCGGCGACGGTCGCACCGTCGTCCGTAGATACACAACAAACGCAACCGCACGCGACGGCCGCTGCCGCAGAACAACCCGAATGGGATGGCCGCGAAGCGGAGAACGGCGCTCATACGTGGGAGCAGGATCTCGCGCGCTCGGATAAGGGCACGCTGCTGCCGACGCTCGGCAATGTGCACATGATCCTGTCGAACCACAAGGCGTGGAAGGGCGTGATCGAGCAGGACGACTTCGGCGGGCGCGTCATGAAGCGCAAGGCGCCGCCATTCCCCCAGGGCGTGACGGGCGAATGGACCGACATGGACGATCAACGGTGCGCGTTGTGGTTGTCGCAGCGGTATGGCCTATCGGTGCGTACCGACATCGTGATGAACGCGGTGCTGTTGGTAGCAGACGCGACCCACTTCCACGATGTGCGCGAATACCTCGAAGGGCTCAAATGGGACGGCGTGCCGCGTGTGCGGTCGATGCCGTCGACGTACCTGAGAGTGGCCGACAGCGAGTATGTACAACTCGCCTTCATGAAGTGGATGATCGCGGCCGTCGCACGCGTGATGGAGCCCGGTTGCAAGGTCGACAACGTGCTGATCCTCGAAGGCAAGCAGGGGCACCGCAAATCGACCGCGCTGAAGGTGCTGGCTGGTGCGCCGTGGTTCACCGACACGCCGATCCAGATCGGCAACAAGGATACGTACGCGGTGCTGGCCGGCAAGTGGGTGATCGAGCTGGCCGAACTGGACTCGTTGAACAAGGCCGACTCGTCGGCGGTGAAGAGCTTCTTCGCGACGGCCGTTGACCGGTTCCGCAACTTCTACGGCAAGCGGGCGACGGACGTGCCGCGCCAGTGCGTGTTCGCCGGCTCGGTCAACTTCGACACGTACCTGAAAGACGAATCCGGCAACCGGCGTTACTGGCCGCTGCGTGTCGGTGGTCTGGTCGACATCGACGGCATCGTGGCCGTCCGTGACCAGCTGTGGGCCGAAGCCGTTCACCTGTACCGCTCGGGCGTCGTGTGGCACGTGACCGAGCAGGAACGGCCGCTGTTCGAGATTGAGCAGGCAGAGCGCTACGAGGGCGACGTGTACGAGGACAAGATCGCCAAGGCTCTGGAATACGTGCCTCGCACGACGATGGAAGAGATCCTCGCCGATGTTCTGAAGCTCGACACGTCGAAGTGGACACTGCCCGAGCAGCGCCGCATCGGCAAGGCGCTGAAGTCGCTCGGTTGGGTGCGCAAGCGCGAATCGACTGGATCGCGCGGCTGGTTCTACGTGCGCGAAGAGCAAGAGCCGGAAGCCGAGCGCGAACTGGTCGCAGCGGGTGATGACGACAGTCCGTTGTGATTGCGTGGCGCGCTGTGCCTGCACGGCAAGCGCGCCACTGGCCCCGTCTTGGCGCGCTGCGGACGTCCCATGTCCCAATGTCCCAAGGCGCGGTCTCGGGCGCGAGTGCAGGGGCGCGACATGCGCGACGTGAGCGGCGCATGTCGCGCATGTCGCAGGCGCGCACCCCCGCAAGCCTTTTCCCTTGGGACATTGAGACATTAGGACGATAAGGAGAGGATGATGATCGATTTGATGGAGCGGGCAGGCATCGCAATGAGCGTTCGTGGTCAGTTCACCGACCCGATTGCCGATCCTAAAGTTACTTTGGGCGCACTCGCCTTTGCTAACGATCTTGGTCGCTTGTTGGTCCGGATCAAGGCAGGGCAGGAGACGAAGCCAGAGACGATCCGAAAAGCGACGTTGCTGTTTGCGCAGATGATCCGTTTGTCGGGCCGTTTCAAGCGCAGTCGCTTCACGGGCCTGAAGCGCGACGAGCGACGCGATCAGCGTGCCGGACATGAAGTCGAGCGTGCAAAGGCAGATGTCGTCGAGCGCTTCGCACTGCGCGTGCTGGACGAGTGGATCAACGATCAGTGCGCGCGCTGCGAAGGGCGCGGCATCGTGCGACGAGACGGTCGCTACATTTGCCCGGATTGCGCTGGCTCCGGCAAGCGCCCAATCGACGAAGCAGCGCGCGCGCTGGCGATCGGTGTGCCGCTTGATGAATACCGTCGGCACTGGTCGCGCCGCTTCCATGACATGCACGCGATGCTCGATCACGTGAATGGATCGGTGTCCGACACAATGCGTCGCCAATTGCGAGAATGAAACGTCTTCCATTCCAAGAGCGAATCGCGTAAACTTCGAACATCCTTTACCGCTGTACTGGATATTCGCTGGCACCGCGCGTTAGTCGTGCAAACCTCTCGGGACATAAGAACACATAGTGGAGCCCGTTAGGTCGTGTTGGGGGCGTTCGTCCCTACGAAATGGATTCTGAAGCCCTGAGTGCAAAAGCTCTCAGGGCTTTTTGCATATTGATGTTGATGGTTGAACCTCGGTAGCCAATTCATCCGGACGCGTAGTGCGGGACGAGCCAGATGGTCGAGTGCAGCACCGATGGCGAATCAGTCGTACACCACGCTGACACCGTTCTGATTGCCATGTACACGGATCTCCACGCGCGTGGTTACCAGATCGAGCTTTGAGACGCTGCGTTTCTCGCCAGCACTCAGCCAGATCGTGTGCGGTACTTTGTTCGTGTTGCCGTCCATGATCGCGGAGACCCAATGTTCGGCACCGTTGGTGCTCCGGTTGTATTCGATATAAACCGCAACTTTGTCCGGGCCGCCGTTCTTTATTTCGACAAGAGGATGGTCGTCGAAGTTGAATGGGAGTCTTTCGTCGGGGTCGATGTGCTGTTGAGGCATGTTGCTCTCCTGGAGAATGCATGACCTGTGGTCGTTAATCAGATGTCGCGAGGCTTATGCGCGCGGCGACATCTGGGCGATTGCAAACCCGGCTGGCGGTGGGTTTGACCAGAGTAAGGGTAAGCGCGGACCTCGAATGGGGGAATGCACCATTCGGCCCGGGAGGTTTGTCCCGATCACGCACGCTGCAGTGACCGTCAACGTGCAATGGCTGTCTGTCGGGATCTGTTGGGAGGGCGTTCGCCCTTACGAAATGAATATCGAAGCCCTGAGTGCGAAAGCCCTCGGGGCTTTTTGCATTGAGGCGCTGAAATGCGAATCGAGTCGACGAGCGCCGGGCCGAGCGAGGTCTGGTCGACGTGGGATGAAGATCGAAGCATGGGGCGCGTTACCGCGCGGTGCTTCGTGTTTGACGACGCGATGGACCGTGTCGTGTGGGCGATGGACCGGGCCGGCGACAGGGCGATCGCGGATGTCGCGACGGGCGCGGGTCTGCCCATTTTTTGAGCAGGCGGGGACCCTGTAGGCGAAGCGACATGCGGGGCCTCAGACCCGCGTTTTTTCTCTACTGTCGAATCTCCATAGGGGGTCATATTCATGCCGACCCAACAACAGATCGCCGAGCATCTCGATCTCGACCAGTCGGCCGTTTCGCGGTTCGTCGACAAGGTCCAACTCGACTATCGCGAGGCGACGCTTGATGCGATCCGCATCGCGTACATCCGGCACCTGCGGGAGATGGCTGCGGGCCGCGCGAGCGGCAGCGGCATCGATCTGGTTGCCGAGCGCGCGAAGACCGAGATCGTCGAGCGCGAGATCAAGCTGCTGACGCTGGCCGAGAAGAAGGGCCAGCTCGTGAACGTCGCGCAGCTGGAGCAGGCGTTCGGCCAGATGGTCGGCGCATTTCAAACGGAACTGCTGGCGCTGCCCGACAAGCTGGTGCAGGAGCTGCGCGCACTGTACGACGTCGAGGTCGACGTCGAGTGGTTGAACGAGCATATGTATGGATGCCTTGAGCAGCTATCTCAATACGATCCAGACCGTCCACGCGGTGATCCGCCGGATCGCGCAGCTGCTGCGCCCGCCGGAGAGGATCGGCACGACGGATTGGGCGCGGCAGTACCGGCGCATGAGTGCGAAGGCGACCGCGAGTCCCGGCCGCTATAACCCGAACATCACGCCGTGGGTGTTCGGCATGCACGCGGCGCTGGACGATCCTCGCGTGCAGAAGGTCGTCTGCATGAAGTCGGCGCAGGTCGCATGGACCGACGGCGTGCTGCTCAACTACATCGGCCGGCGTATCGATATCGATCCGTGCCCGATGATCGTGATGTTTGCGAAAGAGAAGTCCGCGAAGAAGTTCAACCTGGAGAAGTTCGAGCCGATGGTCGAGGTGACACCGCGCCTCGCTTCGAAGGTGCCGGTGCACGCTGGCCGCGACAAGAACAACCTGTGGGATCACAAAACCTTCCCGCGCGGCTTTCTGAAGTTCATCACGTCGAATGCGCCGGACGATGTGAAGTCGACGCCGGCCCCGGTCGTCGCGGTCGAAGAGCCGGACGATGCGAACACCAATGTGCGCGATCAGGGCGATTCGATCACGCTGCTCGAGGAGCGCAACAAGAGTTATTCGGACAGCCGCCGCAAGGTGATTTTCGGCGGCACGCCGACGGTCGACGGCTTCTCGCGGATCCAGCAGGCGTTCGAATCGTCGGATCAGCGCGTCTATCTGGTGCCGTGTCCGGACTGCGGCGAAGAGCATGAACTGGCGTGGGAGAACGTCACGTGGTCGGAGGAAGCGGAGGTCGAGCACGAAGTGTTCGGCCGGGCGCAGCCCGAGACCGCGCGTTACACGTGTCCGCACTGCGGCAGCCTGTGGGACGACAACGCACGCATTCGAGCGGTGCGGCGCGGCCGGTGGGTCGCGACTGCACCGTTCTACGGCGTGGCCGGATTCCGGCTGAACGAGCTGGTGTCGCCGTTTCCCGGCTCGCGCATGGGTGAGCTGGTCAAGAAGTGGCTGACGGCCGAGCGGGCGCTGCGCGCGGGCGATGACACGAAGATGCGCTCGTTCGTGAACAACACGCAGGGCCGGCCGTACAAATACAAGTCGGACCTGCCGGAGCTGGATCTGCTGGCCGAGCGGGCGCTGCCGTATGCGGCATTCACCGTGCCGTCGCGCGGACTGCTGCTCACGATCGGCGTCGACGTGCAGCACGATCGCATCGCGGTTGTCATCCGCGCGTGGGGCCGGGGCGAGGAAAGCTGGCTGGTGCTGTGGGACGAGCTGCACGGCAACGTACTGGAGCAGGGCGAGAACCCGCTGACAGGCGGCGTATGGGGCGCGCTGACGGAATTGCTGACGCAGGCATACCGACACGAATCCGGCGGACTTGCCCGGATCCGTGCGGCCTCGATCGACTCGTCGGACGGTTCGACGTCGGACGCCGTATACAAGTATGTGCGGGCCGCGCAGCGGGCCGGGCTGAACGTGATGGCGATCAAGGGCAGTACCGATGTCGGTGCGGAGATTTTCAGCGTGCCGAAGGCGTCGATCGACTCGACGCGCAACAACAGCAAGGCCGCGAAGTATGGCCTGCGACCGTTCATGGTTGGCGTTAGCAAGGCGAAAGACCTGATCCTGGACAACCGGCTGAAACTGGACGGCGACGGGCCGGGGCGGATGCACTGGTACGTCGGCGTGCGGTCCGATTACCTCTCGCAGGTCACGGCCGAAGTGAAGGTGCCGGGGCGCGTCGGCGGCAAGCGGGTCTGGCAGAAGAAGGCCGGCGCACGTAACGAAGCGCTCGACTGCGAGGTGTACGCACTGCACGCGGCGCGTAGCGTGAAAACCCACTTGCTGACCGAACAGCACTGGTTGCTGGAACAGCATCGTATCTCGCAGGTGACGTTGTTCGACGCAGCGCCCGTGATCGAAACGTTGCCGCTCGCACAACCGTTTGAGCAGCCGCCGGATCCGCCGAACGAACCGGCCGGCGAGCCGAGCGCGATCATCACGACGGCACCGAAACCAATCGAAACCCCGCCCCTGAGCGGGGTTTCGCGCATTCAGGGCCGGCGTGTCGGTCGCTCGACGTACCTGAAACGCCGATAGGAGAAACACATGGCATACACGATGGCGGACTTGCAACGCATCCAGTCGGCGATCGCGAAGGGCGAGCTGGAGGTCCAGTACGCGGATCGCAAGGTGCGTTACCGGTCGATTGCCGAGCTGCGCGACGCGCAGACCGAGATCATTCGGGCACTTGATGGCGCGACCGGCCGCTCGCGGCTGATTCGCCTGCGCCACGCCGGCAAGGGGGTGCGATGAGCCGCGCGTATCCGGCACTCGCGAAGCGCGGCTTTGTCGTGCCGACCCGCCTGAAGGCTGCGGCGTACGAATCGGCCGGCACGCGCGGGGCGCGGGCGAAGTCGTGGCAGGCATCGAGCGCCGGGCCGAATGCATCGGTCGTGCAGAACCTGCCGCTGATGCGCCACCGCGCGCGGGACGCGATCCGAAACGACCCGTGGGCGAAGACCGCGATCGCGCGGCTGGTGTCGAACACCATCGGCACCGGCATTCAGGCGCACCCGCAGCATCCGGACGCGGACGTGCGTCGCGCGCAAAAGCAACTTTGGGACGACAGTTCGAGCGAGCTGGACCCGAACGGCGACCATGATTTGTACGGTTTGCAGACGCTTGCAGCGCGGGCGTTTTTCAGTGACGGCGAGGTGCTGGTGCGTCGCTGTTTGCGCCCGCTGCATGCGGGGCTGGCGGTGCCGATGCAGATCCAGCTGTTCGAAGGCGACATGCTGCCGGTCACGAAGAACGAGCCGATTCCAGGCGGCGAGATCATCAACGGCGTCGAGTTCAACGAAGACGGCGAGCGGGTCGCGTATCACCTGCTGCGCCGGCATCCGGGCGAGTACAACCGGTATGCCGGCGACGCAGTGCAGACAGTGCGCGTGCCGGCCGAGGAGATCGCGCACGTCTTCCACGCGCTGCGGCCCGGTCAGGTGCGTGGCGTGCCGGAACTGTCGACGGTGCTGCTGCGGCTGCATTCGCTGGACAACTTCGATGACGCGGTGCTGTTCCGGCAGGAGGTGAGCAACCTCTTTGCCGGCTTCATCGTGAAGCCGCAGGCGGAAGTCGGCCCGCTCGGCGATCCGGTGTCTGGTGCGCCGATCGAGTTCGACGTCGACGGTTTCTCGCCGGTTGTGTCGCTGGAGCCGGGCGCAATGCAGGAGCTGGCACCCGGCGAAGATGTGCGGTTCGCAACGCCGCCCGGCGCAGGTGCCGACTATGCGCCGTTTATGCGTCAACAACTGATGGCCGCAGCCGCATCGGTCGGCATGCCCTATGAGGTGCTGACGGGCGACCTGCGCGATGTCAGCGACCGCGTGCTGCGCGTGTTGCTCAACGAGTTCCGGCGCTCGATCGAGCAGCTGCAGCAGAACGTGTTCATCCATCAGTTCTGCCGTCGGATCTGGCGCTGGTGGGTGGATGCCTGTGCGCTGTCCGGCGCGATGCCGATGCCGAACTATCACCGCACCCGACGCGAGTACGTGCGCGTGCGGTGGGTGCCGCAGGGCTGGCCGTATATCCATCCGGTGCAGGACGTGTCGGCCAAGCGCGCGGAGATCCGGGCGGGGCTGACCAGTCGTACCGGCGCGATTCTCGCGAAGGGCGAGGATCCGGAGCAGGTCGACGACGAGAACGCGGCCGATCAGCAGCGCGCGCAGCGGCTCGGGTTGCAGTACGACACGCATGCGACGGATGACACCGATCCGCTCGCGCACACGAATGGGGAGTGAGATGAAACGCAATCGTAAGTGGTGGGATATCCGGGCGCTGGCGAACGCGGCCGGCGAGGTCGAGATCCGGATCTACAACGACATCGGCTTTTGGGGTACGGATGCGCAGACGTTCGTGACGCAGCTCGATGCGGCAGCAGCGAACGCGTCGACGATCGTGGTCGCGATCAACTCGATGGGTGGCGATGTGTTCGACGCTTTCGCGATCTACAACGCGTTGCGCCGGCATGCGGGCAAGGTGAAGGTGCGCGTCGATGGCGTCGCGGCGTCCGCGGCCTCGCTGATCGCGATGGCCGGCGACGAGATCGTGATGCCGGAGAACGCACTGCTGATGATCCACAACGCACACACGGTGACGGCCGGGGAAGCGAAAGACCTGCGGCGAATTGCCGACTTGCTCGACAACGCTGGCGACGGAATCCTCGCGGCGTACGCGGCCAAGAGCGGTCAGTCAGTCGACGAGATCCGGGCAATGATGGACGCCGAGACGTGGCTGACGGCCGCGCAGGCGAAGGAAAAGGGATTCTGCGACACGATCGAGGCAGCCGTGAAGCTGTCCGCGTCTGCAAGTTCGACGGCGCTGCTCGCGCGCTTCTCGGCGTTGCCCGACGTTGTGCGGGCGCTGGTCGACGAGACGGAGCCGACCGACCCACCGCAGCCTCAGACCCCGCCGGATACGCCGCCCGAGCCGAGGCCCGATCCGGAGCAACCCGCTCCGCAGCCCGCGCCAGCGGCTCCGGACGTCTCGGCGCTGGCGTCGCATGTATTCGCGGCCTGCCGCGACGCGCGCCTGTCGCACTGCGCGGAGGCGATCGTGACGGCGACTGGCCTGAAGGACCGGGCAACGGTCGATACGGCGATCCAGCAGGCCGCTGACATCGCTGGAATCTGCCTTGCAGCGAACGTGCCGGAGCTGACCGCGCAATTCGTCGCTGACGGTCTGACGCCGGATCACGTACGTGCGCGGTTGTTCGAGCGCGTGACGGCATCGCAATCGCGCATCAATCCGCGTGCGCAGCCGACGGTGCAAAACGAGCCGCCGGTGGTGGCGAATGCGCCGCGCGCGGCGTCCATCTACGCGGCTCGCAAGAGCGGCAAGTAACTTTGACGATACCCGAGGAGGGGAACACTCATGTCGAACGTGAAGGTACAGGGCAGCCAGACGGCGGAATTTCTGGTGTCGGAAGGCAACGGGCAGATTTCGCGCGAGCACATCATCGTGAAGGCCGGGCCGGCGCTGCCGGCCGGCCAGGTGCTTGGCGTGACGAGCACCGGCGAGTATGCGCCGTACGACAACACGGCGAACGACGGGGCCGAAGTTGCTGCGGCAGTGCTGTATGCACCGCTGGCAGCGTCCGACGCCCCGCGCTCGGCGACGGGCATCGTGCGGCTCGCCGAGGTCGCCGCCGCACGCCTGACCGGTCTGAATGCCGCTGCGCGCACCGATCTCGCAGAACGCCATGTGATCGTCCGCTGACCGCAGCACAACTGATTCCGAAGGCCACGCATCGCGCGTGGCCTTTTTTGTGTCCATTTCCCTGTTGGAGGTTGTATGGCGGACATCGCCCTGTTTCAAGATGAAGCGTTCTCGCTGTCGTCGCTCACCGCTGCGATCAACGAGCAGCCGCACGTTCCGGGCCGCGTCGGTGCGCTCGGCCTGTTCGAAGAGGACGGCATCACCACGACGACGATCCAGATCGAGCGCGACGGCGACACGCTGTCGCTCGTGTCGGCCGGTGAGCGCGGCTCGCCGTCGGCGATCGTGGTCGGCAGCAAGCGCAGCATGATTCCGTTCAATACCGTGCACCTGCCGCAGCGTACCTTCGTGAAGGCCGACGAGATCCAGAACCTGCGCGCGTTCGGCTCCGAAACGGAGCTGGAGGCGCTGCAGACGGTCGTGAATCGTCGGCTCGCGAAGCTTCGCCGCCAGCTCGACGCGACGCACGAGTTTCACCGGATCGGCGCGATCAAGGGCGCGGTGCTCGATGCCGACGGCAAGACGGTACTGATCGACCTCCTGCAGTACTTCGGCATCGAACAGACCGTGATTCCGTTCGAGCTGGGCAAGGCGGACACGGAGATCCGCGTGAAGTGTGTCGATGTCCAGGACGCAATCGAAGATGCGCTGGGCGCGACGACGTACACGGGCGTGCGCGTGCTCTGCGGCCGGGCATTCTGGAACAAGCTGATCGTCGCGAAGACCGTGAAGGAAACGTATCTCGCGACCGCGATGGCGGCGTCCCTGCGGGGCGATGCGCGCGACGCGCTCGACTTCGGCGGCTGCACGTTCGAGCGCTATCGCGGTCGCGTCGGCGACATCGGCTATGTGGCCGACGACGAAGCGTACGCGGTGCCCGAAGGCGTGCCGGAGCTGTTCATCACGCGCTTCGCGCCGGCCGACTATGTCGAGGCGGTGAACACGACGGGCCTGCCGTACTACGCGAAGCAGGAACTGGCGCAGTTCGGCAAGGGTGTCGACATCGAGGCGCAGTCGAACCCGGTGCACCTGTGCACGCGCCCGAAAGCGATCGTCAAGCTGAAGGCGTGACATGGCGTTCCGGGATCTGATCGCGGACGTCGACGCTGCGGTGCTGCGCGATCTCGGCGACGCGGACATCACGATCGACGGCCGGCCCGTCGAGGGGATGTTCACGTCGCCGTGGCTCGGCCCGGATCTCGGGACGCAGCGCACGCAGCTGGTCGCACCGGTGCTGCACATTACTGACGCCGATGCGGTGGACGTGACCGAGGGCAGCATTGTCGTGACGCCGAGCGGGCGTTACCGCGTGTTCGAGCTGCATCCCGACGGGACGGGCTGGACGATCCTGATTCTGAGGTGACGATGGATCTGCTGAAGGTCGAGATTGACGTGAAAGGGGCGCTCGAAGCGCTCGCGGGCCTGCCGCCTGCTGCAATGCAGGCGGCATGGCGGCGCACGCTTCGCAAGACAGGCGCGTGGATCCGGAGCCAGACGGCGAAGGAGGTCGGCAACGCGACGGGCATCCAGCAAAAGCTGGTGCGGCAGCGTATGTACTTCTTCCTGCGCTCGGCCGATACCGGCAAGGTGTGGCTCGGCTTGAATCCGATCGAGGCGCACCGGCTCGGTTCGGTCAGGCGCACGAAGAAGGGCATGCGGGCCGGCAAATCGCTGTTCGAGGGCGCGTGGCGCAAGACGAATCGACAGCCGGACGGACCGATTTATCGACGCATCGGCAAGGCCCGGACGCCGTTCGAGGTGGTGAAGGTCGAATGGTCACAGACAGGTGATCCGGCGTTTCGACGGGCGGCGCAGGCATGCGAGGCGAGGCTGATGACGGTGCTGCGGCAGGAGGTCAACTATGAACTGCAGAAGGCGGTAAGCCGTGCTCGATAGTGTGAATTTACTGAGCCTGAAACAACTGCATGACGGCGTCGAGTCCGGCCTGCGCTCGAAATTGCCCGATCTCGAGCGCATTCATGCGTATCCGAAGATCGGCAAGGCGATCGACACGCCATTTATTGCGATCGAGCTGTCCGAGCTTGAGCCGGGGCACGACGACGGCACCGGTCGGGTGCCGCTCGTCGGACGGTTGCAGGCGCGTGTGATCGTCGATCCGATCGTGCCCGGTGCCGAGCTGCTCGTCCGCGAACTGTCTGCACGCGTGCTGCAAGCGGTGCACGGGGCGACGTGGGATCTGCCTGTCACACCCGGCAAGCAGGTCGGCTCGGCGGGCGTTGATCCGTTTCGCCCGGATCTCGACACGTATCTCGTTTGGCTCGTCGAATGGGAGCACGAATTTGACCTGGGCGACGTGTTCGAGCCGCCGACGAAGGGGCGCACGGTCTTGTGGGGCATTGATCCGGAGACGGGGCCGGGCCACGAAGACCGTTATTGGAGTCCGGCGGATCAGGATGCGGGGTGACGCATGAGCGACTTCGAGTTGGGCGAGATGGATCGCCGCATGGCATGTCTGACGCAGTCTGCGGTCGTCGAGGCAGTCACCTACGATCCGCCGCGCGTGAAGGTGCGGATCGGCGATTGGGTGAGCGACTGGCTCAAATGGCAGGCCGGTGCAGCCGGCAAGGTTCGCCACTGGCGCCCGCCGTCGATCGACGAGGAGGTCGCGCTTTGGGCACCGTCCGGCGATCTTGCAGGCGCATTCGTCGCGCCCGGCTACTACACGGACCAACACGGCGGCTCGGGGCGATCCAGTCCGGACGAAACCGCGACCGACTTCCCGGACGGCGCGTTCGAACAGTACAACCACGCGAGCCATGAATACGTGCTGTCGGTGCCCGAGGGTGGTCGGATCGTGTTTCGCATCGGCGGGACGGAGTTCGAGCTGAAGGCAGACGGTGCGACGCTGCGTAGTGCAAAGCTGCTGGCAGACGTGCCGGATTCGACATTCACTGGTAACACGACGACGGAGCGCTTGCTGTCGTTTAACGGTGGTATGCGTGGCAAAGCTTCAACAACGAGTGGTGTCGCCGTGCAGGTGCAAGGCGGTGCCTTGTTCACTGAAGATGTAGAAGCCGCCGGCATTTCCGTCAGCCAGCATCGACACATGGAGCAAGGCGACGGTGCACCTGTCGGTCGCCCGATTTCTTGAATTTATGTGGATGGTTTCTGCCCCGCCCCCGATACTGGGACGCCTGTTATTGCTGAGATATTTTTCGCTTGACAGTATTGCCGGAGGAAAGCCATTTTTACGTTAAGTAGCGCGCGGGCGGCATCTTCTGTTGCGAAGTCGAAACGTGGGTCGGGGCGGAGGGTCACAGTCATCGCATGCGTGCAGACACGTAAATTCGTTAGCAAGGTTGGGACGTTGATGGAGGTACCATCAACGAGCTTGCACTCTGTTGGCTGGGGTTTGTAGTCATCCGATAAGGTTGCGAGGGCAATGTGATATTGAAGGCAGTAATCAATGGCTTCAAATCCACCTTGAACATTTGTTAGAACTCCGCTCGTTTCAACTGAAAATGGTGTATTCGAAAACTGCTGCTCGATAATATTTCTATCTCTTGCAAATTTCTGTGCCCATACCATGTATGACGACAAATAGTCCTGCTCCGCACGCTGCAGTGAGATGGCCTTTCCTGAGGAGCTTAGTCTGAGCGTAATGTGATTGATTCCCGCTGCAACTGTGTCTGCTCCAATCTGAAAGTCATCCATCGCGTCTCTGTATGAGTCTAGATTCCTAATAATGGCGTCACGACTTTTCTGCCGTGAGTCATTTAAATGAGTGATCCACGCCCCGACTATTCCTGAAAAGAAAAATCCAAGTACGATAAGTATTGCAGGGTGCCTAAAGAATTTGTCAATTCTCTCGGAGTTGGGCGGGGGCGATGGTGGCTTGATGCGCGAAAGTCTGGATTGATTTCGTGTGGAAGATAATTTGTACATGCTAATCCTGATTTAGAGATATTTCTGTTGTGGAAATTTCTTTGGGAAGCATCGTCAGTTTTATGAATTCACGTTCCCCGCCCCGTGCGGGGTTTTTCATTGGTGGGGATGATTATGGCGAAAGATGCACTGCAAGGTGGGCCGACACCGCCCGTGGCATTTATCGATACCGAGTTCCGGAGCCGCGTGATCGTGTTCCCGGACGGCTCGTACGTTGCTGTGCTGGCCGGAAAAACAGAAGTCACGAAGCCTGAGCATATCGCGTATCTCGAATCGCGCGAGTGCTTCAAGCGCATTCCGACCAAGGCGCAGTGATGGCCGCGCTGGTCGGCATGTGCCGCCGAACGGGGCGGCTGATCGGTGGTGTCGAGCATCTGGTGCAGAGCATCGCGGACATCCTGAGCACGCGCAAGGGCACGCGCCGGGAGCGGCCCGAGTATGGCTCGGATCTTCCGGAAATGATCGACCTGCCGATCACGCGCGGCTGGATCTCGGCCGCACAGGCCGAAGCGGCACGCGCGATTGCCCGCTGGGAGCCGCGCATTGCACTCGACCGCGTGAACGTGCTGTCTGTCGTAGACGGCAAAGTAACTTTTCGCATCGCCGGGCAGTACGACGGCGATGACGTTGTATTCGAGGTGACGACATGACAGTCATCGATTTGTCGGCGCTCGATCCGCCCGATCTCGTCGAAACGCTGGACTTCGAGGCCGCGTATCAGCTCAAGCTGCAGCATTTCAAACGCATCTATCCGGACTGGACAGCAGCGCTTGAATCCGATCCGGTCGTGAAGCTGATCGAGCTAGCCGCGTATGACGAAATTCGGTTTCGTGCGCGCGTGAACGACGCGGCACGTGCGGTGTTGCTCGCGTACTCGACGGGCGCGGATCTCGAACATCTCGCGGTGCTCTGGAATTTGCAGCGCGAAGTCGTCGACCCCGGCGACCCTGAAGCGCATCCGCCCGTTCCAGCGACGCGCGAGCGCGACGAGCGCCTGCGATTGCGTACACAGATGGGAATCGAGCGATCGTCGACCGCCGGCCCGTTCGGCGCGTACCGATCACTCGCGATGGACGCATCGCCGGACATTGCCGACGTGCGCGTCGATCGGCCCGAAGCCGGTGTAGTGCGCGTGGTCGTGAAGTCGTATTCGAACGGTGGCGTCGCGAGCGCCGCATTGCTGGACACGGTGCGTCGTGCCCTGTCGCCGGAAGACCGTCGGCCGCTGAACGACACGCTGCTGGTCGTTGCGGCTCGGCCTGTCAATTACACGATCGTCGCCGATGTGTACGTCGGACGCGGCCCGGACCCCGGTGTCGTGATCGCAGCGCGTCGGCAGGATCTGGATATCGCGGTCGCGGCGGGCGAAGCGTTGCGCGTCGGCATGCCGCGTTCGGCCGTGACCGGTGCACTCCATCCGAAAGCGTCAGGTGTCGTGCGCGTCGACCTGAAGTCGCCTGTCGCCGATGTCGTGTGCGCGGTCGACCAGTTCGCGCGCTGCACATCGATCGTGCTCAATGCAAAGGTGGCCGATGACGAGTGAAGCACTGTTGCCAGCAAACCAGACGAGCCTCGAAGCCGCACTCGCGCAGGTCATGCGCCCGAGCGTCGATCCGGACTTGATCCGCACCCTCTGGGATGCCGATCGCTGCCCGGCCGCGTTTCTGCCGTGGCTTGCGTGGTCGCTTGCGGTCGACGGGTGGGAGCTGGCCGAGTCCGAAGACGCACGCCGGGCGCTGATCAAGTCGTCGCTGGCGATCTACCAGAAGAAGGGCACGCCGTGGGCGATCCGCGAGATCGTGCGGCGGCTCGGCTTCGGCGAGATCGATATTCAGGAAGGGCGCCAGATCAAGCGCCGTGACGGATCTGCCACGCGCAACGGCCGATATCTGCATGGCGGTTCGACCGCATGGGCCGAGTACATCGTGAAGCTGCGGCGGCCAGTGACGCGGGATCAGGGCGAAAACCTGAAGCGGGCGATCGAACGCTACGCGCCGGCTCGCAGCCGGCTCGCGTGGCTCGACTTTTCTGAGGTCGCGATCCGGCACAACGGTGTTGCGACGCGCAACGGTCAATTTACGCGAGGGGTGATCGGTACATGGCCAATCTGAAAGAAGAAAGTAAGTGGGAGGACGGCGTTTACCAGTTCGAGACGTCGGACCCGGTGCAGGGCGGCCCGGACGGCGTCGACAACGTGCCGACCAAGCAACTCGCCAATCGCACGCGCTACCTGAAGGATCGTGCGGATGCAGCGGACAAGGCGATTACGGCGCTTGGTACGCGAGCGGACGCGACCGACAAGAAGGTCGGCGATCTAGGGAACGACAAGGTCGCCAAGTCCGGCGATGCGATGAAGGGCAAGCTGCTCGGCAAGGTCGGTGCAATCACGCCGAATAACACGAACAACGCAGGTTTTGCGTTCGACAGTGATCCGGACTCCGGGATGTTTTCGCCGGGAGACGGGCATGTCCAGCTCGGCGTGCAAGGCGTTCCGTACGTCGTCATGCTCGGCAATAACCTGACGCTTGGCGCTGCCGGCTGGCTCTCGCTGATTGCCGGTGGGAGTGAGCGTGGCCGCATCACGCCGGAGGGCCGGTGGTTGATCGGTGGGGCGGCTGACAATGGCCAAGATACCGTTCGTGTGCAGGGTTCGATCGGCGCGAACGGCGGTATTCGCAGCGCGGGCTACGACGCGAACGGCACGGGTGCTCAGTTTCGCGCGGTAGGCACCGACTACGGCGTCATGCTCCGCAATGACAACAAGAGCGCGTGGTTCTTGCAGACAAACAAGGGCGATCCGAACGGCACCTACAACGACTATCGGCCGCTCTCGTGGTCGCTCGATACCGGGGTAGTGCGTATCGATGGCACCGGTTGCGGCACGACCTTCGGCGGTTATGCGCGTTTTGCCGGCAACGTGGAATCCGCGGGCGTCGGCTATTTCGGTGGCGGTGCGGGCAAGGCGAAGGACAACGGCTCGGGCGTCACGCTCGGCTCCAATACGGGCGGCGATATCGTCCTGAAGTCGGCGGGTGCCGACAAGGACATGAAGCTGTGGGACATCCAGTCGAACAACGACAGCGTGAGCATCCGCGCGGTCGACGACGAATGGACGACGGGCATCCCCGCCGTGCGGATCACACGCGTCAATCTCAGCACGTCGATCAAGACCATTGAGCTGGCCCCGAACACTGGCCGCGTGTTGTCCGGTGGTGCTTGGGACGACGGACGTTCGCCGTTTCAGAACAAGGGTGTGCTCAAGAGTAGCAATTCTGCGGGCGCGCTCGTTGCATCGAACGGCGGCGGAACGGGTCAAACGTCGATCCAGTTGACGCGGGAGGGTGCGCCGACCGACCAGAAAACGTGGGAGCTGGTCCACGGAGCCGACGGCTCGTTGGCCGTTCGCACGGTCAACGACACGTACGCCAACTCGCAAGCTGCGATCAACGTCACTCGCGGTTCGAGCTATGTGCTCGGCACGCTGCAATTGATGCCGCAGGGCGGGCGCGTCGTGGTCGGCAAGGTTGGCGACGACGGCTCCACGCAATTGCAGGTCGGCGGTATGGTCTCGGCCGTGTCGCCGCCGGCCGGCGACAACTCGAACAAGCTGATCACGTCGGCGTGGTTCGCGGCAGCGGTTGCCGACGTACAGATCGGACAGATCGTGTGGGAGGCACGGACCGCGCCGCGTGCCGGCTTTCTGAAGCTGAACGGCACGGAGCTCAAGCGTGCCGACTATCCGTTGCTGTGGGCGTACGCGCAGGGCAGCGGCGCGATCGTCGCGGACGCAGATTGGGGCAAGGGACGCCACGGTTGCTTTTCCAGCGGAGACGGCAACACGACATTCCGGCTGCCTGATCTTCGTGGCGAATTTATCCGCTGTTGGGATGATGCGCGCGGTGCGGATGCACAGCGTCAAATCGGCAGCTGGCAGGACAGTTTGAACCGCTCGCACGCGCACGGTGCGTCTGCTGCTGCTGTCGGTGATCACTCGCACGGCGCGTGGACAGACGCTCAAGGTATTCACGGTCACGGGGTCAATGATCCGGGGCACTTGCACAGCACGCGCATTGGGCGCGTCGGGGTCACGGGAACGAGCTTCGGTCAGGGTAGCGGCCCGTATAACTGGGATCGAGGTGACGATATCGGGTCGTCTGTCTCTGGCACGGGGATCTCGATCGCTGCGGACGGCAATCACGGTCACAACGTCGGGATTGGCGGGGCCGGTGCGCACTCGCACACGATCAGTATCGGCGCGGACGGTGGCAGCGAGAGCCGTCCCCGCAACGTTGCGCTGCTCGCCATGATCCGCGCTTACTAAATCGAGGTAGAACATGCTTTGCAATCAGTACGACAACCTGACTGGCCGCTACGTCGCGAGCTTTCTTGCGGAACGCGATCCGATGGACGCGAATCGCTATCTCGTGCCGGCGTTCTGTACGCTCACGCCTCTGCCTGAAGTGCCGGCGCGTTCCTGGCCGTTCTGGCAGGACGGCACGTGGGTGATGAAGCCGGACTATCGCGGAGTGCGTCTGTATCGCACCGATACGGGCGAGCCGGGCGAGATCACGGTCGCGGGCGTCAGTCCCGATGACGCGGGATTGACCGAAATGCCGCGCCCGTCCGACGAATACGTCTGGAGCGATGGCGCATGGGTGCTCGATGAGGCCGTCGTCGCGGAGCGCGTGCGCGCAGCGGCGATGGCGGACTTCTACGCGCGTATGGAGAACGCGCGGCAGCAGAATCTCGGCAAGTCGGACGCGCGTATGACGGGATTGCTGACGGATATCGAAGCGGCAATGTTCGACGCGTGGGCCGCGTATCAGGTTGCGCTTGTCCGTGTGGTCGATCTGCCGACGTTTCCGAACGAGATCACGTGGCCGGCCGAGCCTGATCCGGCTGCCGTGCTGGCCAAGGTCGAGGCCGAACGCGCGGAGAAAGCGGCTCGCGAAGCCGAGGAAGCCGCTCGGCGTGAGGAGGAAGCTCGCCGCAATGAAGCGGCTGAGACGGCTCCGGATACGGAACCCGCTCTGACTGCGAATGATGACGCCGCGAGCGATATCGAGCCGCTCGCCGAGATCGACCCAAAGTAACTTTACCGGCGCATTGATGCGCTGTCCTGTTTCACAAGCCGCTCATCGAGCGGCTTTTTTCATTTCTGGAGATCCGCATGGCAGCGACTTCCTTTTTCCACGGCATCACGACGACGATCGTCGAGACCGGTCCGCGCACGATCGCGGTGCCATCATCGTCGGTCGTCGGCATGACCGATACCTACACGCCCGGTCCTGATCTGGCTCAACCGAATGTGCCCGTGCAGCTGACGAGCTATCGCGAGGCAGTGCAGGCGTTCGGTGAGAAGAGCGCGATCGCACGCGCGGCCCGCGCGATCTACGCGCAAAGCCGTGCGGTTGTCATCGCGGTCGGCGTGCCGACGTCGGCCGATGCGGCGCAGCTCACGTCAGCGATCATCGGCGGTGAGACGGCCGGCGGTGCGCGTACCGGCATGCAGGCACTGATCGACGCGAAGTCGCGTTTCAATGCGCAACCGCGCTTGCTGATCGCGCCCGGCCACACGTCGAAGCAACCGGTCGCGACGGCGGCCGATTCGCTCGCCGGCAAGCTCCGGGCCGTCGCCGTGATTGACGGGCCGAACACGGACGACGAGGCGGCTATCGCGTACGCGAAGAATTTTGGCAGCAAGCGCCTGTACATGGTCGACCCCGGCGCGAAGGCATGGGACAACGCAACGAACGGCGAGATTACGCTGCCTGCGTCGGCATATGCGGCGGGTCTGTTCTGCCAGACCGACGCGAAGATCGGTTTCTGGGCGTCGCCGTCGAACAAGGAGATCGTGGAGATCACGGGCACGGGCCGACCGATCGAATATCTCGACGGCGACGAGACGTGCCGCGCGAACCTGCTCAACAACGCGAACATCACGACGATCATTCGCGATGGTGGTTATCGCCTGTGGGGCAACCGCACGCTGTCGGCCGATCCGAAGTGGAAGTTCGTCACGCGCGTGCGCACGCTCGACATCGTGATGGACGCCGTGCAAGCCGGTCACAAGTGGGCGGTCGACCGTGGCATCACGACGACCTACGTCAGCGACGTGACCGAGGGGCTTCGGGATTTTATGCGAGACCTGAAGCGTCAGGGTGCGGTGATCAACTTCGAAGTCTACCCGGACCCGGAGCTGAACACGGCGACCCAGCTCGAAGACGGCAAGGTGTACTGGAACATTCGTTTCACGGACGTTCCGCCGGCCGAAAACCCGATTTTCCGCTTCGAGGTCACGAACCAGTGGCTGACCGAAGTGCTCGATAACCAGATCTAAGGGGCAGCGATGATTCCGGAAACTCTGTACAACTGCAACACCTTCGTCGACGGCCGTAGCTACGCGGGGCGTGCGACAAGCATGTCGCCGCCGAAGCTGAAGCTCAAGACGGACGACTTTCGTGCGGGCGGCATGGATGCCGCAGTCAAGGTCGATCAGGGGATGGAAGCGCTCGAAGCGTCGTTCGCGATGGCGACGATGGAATACGACGTGCTGAAGTTCTTCGGGCTGGTGGATCAGGGCGCGTTCAACGGCGTGTTTCGCTCCGTGTTCAAGGACCGCAGTGGCAACTCGAAGAGTGTCGTCGTGTATCTGCGCGGCATGCTCTACGAGGTCGATCCGGGCGAGTGGAAGCCGGGCGACAAGGTCGATGCGAAGTTCAACGTGTCGTGCGACTACTACAAGCTGGAGATCGACGGCGCGATCGTGCACGAGATCGACATCTTTGCGTGCAAGCGGGTGATCAATGGCGTGGATCAGCTCGCCGACGTTCGCAAGAAGCTCGGCATGGCGTAACCGTCACCCGACGGACACGTAGCAAAGTTACTTTATTCAATCAATGGCGAGCCGATGGCTCGCCATTTTTCGTTTCAGGAACCGCAATGGACAAGGTCACGGTCAAGCTCGACTTTCCGATCAAACTCAACGGTGTCGAGTGCGACACCTTCACGATGCGCAGGCCGAAGGTGCGCGACATGCGTGCCGCGCAGAAGCTCGCGCCGAACGATGCCGAAGAGCAGGAGCTGATCCTGTTTGCGACGCTCGCCGACATTGCACCGAGCGATCTCGATGCGATGGACATGGCCGATTACGAGCGCGTGCAGGACGCCTACTATTCCTTTCGATCCGTACGCAAAGCTGGACCGAAAGACGCTCAAGGCGCTGGCGAAGCGCCTCGCGTGTGAGTACGGCATGTCGCCGACGTCGATCGACGAGATGACGGTCGACGACATGCTCTGGTGGTTGACGGATTGAGGGGGCCGGGATGGCGAAAGACCTAGCACTTGGCATCGTGATCGGCGGGGCGGTATCGGCGACGTTCGGCAAGGCAATTACCGACACGTCGTCGAAGATCGACGCGATGAAAAAGCGGGCGAACGACTCGCGGCTCTGGCAGCGCCAGATCGGCGAGACGATGCGCCTGCAGGATGAGTTCCGCCGGCTGCATCTGGCAGGCGACAGCGCGGCGGACGGCATCCGCCGCAAGCTTGATAGCAATCTGAAGTCGCTGCGGGATGCCGGCGTCGAGGTCGACCGTCTCGATCGCGCGTATGCGCGACTCGGCCGAACGACACGGGGGCTGGAGCTGAAAGCGTCCGGATACGAGCGGCTGGCAGCCGGTAAGGAGGCCGGGCGGGGCGTGATCGGCGACGCGGTAAAGCTGACTGCGGCGGTCGCGGTGCCGGCGACGATCGCGGCGAACTATCAGGCGATCATTCGCGACATCGCGATCAAGGCCGGTATTGCGCGCTCGCAGGAAGAGGCCGCGATGGGCGTGCGTATCCGGCGTGATGCTGCTGCGAACGGCATCGGCCGCAACGAGCTGGCCGATGCGGTGAACCAGATGGTTGCGGGCGGGATGGATCTCGACCGTGCATTGAATTTCGCGCCGCTGGTCGCGAAGTTCTCGATCGGGCAGGGCGCGACGACGGTCGAAACCGCGAAGATGATTCAGGCGCTGCAGCAGAACGCGGAGATCGTCGACCCGCGTCAGATTGCGAAGGCGTTGGAGGCGATCGCGTATCTCGGCAAGGAAGGCTCGTTCGAATCGGTCGACATGGCGCGATGGTTCCCGGTGCTGCTCGCCGAGATGAAGAAGATCGGGATCACCGGGCAGGACTCGGTGACGCAGCTCGGGGCCATGCTCCAGGTGCAGATGAAAACGGCCGGCAGCTCCGACGAAGCGGCGAACAACCTCAAGAACTGGTTTTCGAAGATCGGTTCGGGCGAGACCGAGCGGAACTACGCGAAAGCCGGTGTCGACTATCAGGCGAAGATGCGCGAGGCGATTGGCAAGGGCTGGTCGACGCTCGAAGCATCGTTCGTCCTCGCACGCGCATACATCGAGCGCGTCGATCCGGCCAAGGCAAAGCAGCTCGCGACGGCAGCGAAGCAGTTCAATTCGGAAATGGATCCGGCCAAGCGTCAGGCGCAGATGGCCGCATTCGCCGAGACGATGAAGACCGGCGACCTGTTCAACGACATGCAGGTCAAGGCGGCGCTGACCGCGTACATGCAGAACGCGGACCTGTACACGAACCTGAAGCGCAACGCGCAGCAGGCGAGTGGCGAGATCCAAAAGGATCTGGAGGCCCGTCGCGAGACGTCCAAGCAGATCTGGAGCGAGGTCGGGCAGCGGTGGGATGACGCGATGCGCAGTATCGGCGACGCGCTTCGTCCGATCACGGATCGTATTGGCGAGGGCGCGAAGGGACTCGGAAGCGGTATCCAGTCCGTCGCGGACGCGGCACCGAAGGCGACGGCAGCCGTCGTCGGTATCGCAGGCGCAGCGCTCGCGTTCCGTGGTGCAAAGGCACTTTGGAGTATCGGCCGGGGCGCGATCGACATCGCGCGCGGCACGGTGCTCGCGCGAGGCGGTCGTGCGGCTACGGAACGTGGCGGCAGGGCCGGCGGTGTCGTGGGCCGCGCGCTCGATGCGCTCGGCGGGGCTGCGGGTGCTGCCGGTGTCGTGCAGCGCGTGTTCGTCGTCAACCTGCCCGGCGGTGGTCTCGGCGGTGGCGGGCTGGGCGACCTCGTCGGCGGTGGTGGGGCTGGCCGCGCAGCACGTGGTGCGGCTCGGGCCGGGCGAATCGGGCGCATTTTCAATGCCGGTCGGGCACTGTTCGGCCGCGTGGCACCGTACGCCGGCAAGCTCGCCGTCGCCGGCACCGTGCTGAAGCTCGGCCTCGCCGCGCGTGAAGCGTACGCGGTCGCATCGAGCACCGATACCGGCACGCAGAAGGCGACTCGGTTCGCGGGCATTGCAGGCAGCCTCGCCGGTGGCGTGATGGGTGCGAAGGTCGGGGCGATGATCGGTGCGCTCGGCGGGCCGATCGGCTCGGCAGTGTTGGGCGTGATCGGCGGTGCGGTCGGCACGTTCGCGGGCGACAAGCTCTTCAGCGCCATCTCGCGCAAGGTGCTGGATCGGACGCGGGACGAGACGCCAGCGAACGCGGCGGCGGTCGCGAAAGCGAAGGCGCTCGTGCCGGAGGCGAGCGGCGTCGGTGCTCGGCCGGGGCCGCGTATCGAGCAGCAAAACACCTTCGCGCCGGTCTTCCACGTGAAGATCGAAGCAAGCGATGCCGACATGGCGAACAAGTTCCTCGCGCAGGTCAGTCCGGCGCTGACCCGGATGATGGACGAGCATCAACGCAAGGCAAACGCGCGAACGGCGATGTTCGATTCGCCACACATGTAAGGGAGGTGCAATGGATGTGATTCGACAGATCACGGGTGCGGCGACGCAGGCCGGGATCGCCACCGAGCGCGTGCGCCAGATGGTCCGCATCTTCGACCGGAACCGAGCGGCGAGCATGTCGACGGTCGCCATGCTGCAGCGCCTCGCGACCGGCAATCTGAGCAGCGCGGCCGAGCTGTTGACCGGCGCGAGCAGGGCGATCCCGCTGGCCAGCGATCTGTTTCCGCAGGTCGGCACGGTGTTGCGCAGCTTCAACGCGGCACAGGCGTCGGTCGGCGCGATCCTGACAGCCATCGACGGATCGAATTTCCCCCTTGTGCGGGCTGCCGCCGACAGCGTGAAGTCCGCGCTCGGCGGGGCATGGAATCAGTTCAACGCGTCGGTCGGTCTGAAGGATTCGGCGGTGATGAACGTGATCACGTCGACAGGGGTTGGTTCGATGGTGTCCGGGCTATTCGATGGTGCGACATCCAGCACGCCACACCTCATGTCGATGACAACTGATGCCGGCGACGCGTTCCACTTCAATCTGTCGACGGCCGCATACGACAAGCTGCGACGGGCGACGCGGTATCGCGTGGCGCCGCAGGAGCGTCTGAACCGTCAGGAGGCGCTGCAGGCGGTCAGTGAAGGGGGCGAGACGATCACCCTGTCGGGTGTCGTATTCCCCGCGCTCGGGGCCGGTACGAAGCAGATCAACCGGCTGCGGGAAATCGGCGGGCGCATGAAGCCCGTGCAGCTCACGACGGGCGACGGCGATGTGCTCGGACGGTGGCTCTTGCAGTCGATCGAGGAGGAGCAGGACGCACTGCTCGTCGACGGCATGCCGCGCAAGCAAACTTTCTCGGTGGAGTTCGGCCGCTATGGCGAAGACTTTAAGAACGTCTGACGGCGACGTGCTCGACACGCTGTGCTATCGGTACTACGGAACACTGCAGGGCACGGTCGAGGCCGTGTACGACGCGAATCCGGGACTTGCGGCTATGCCGCAGCCGTTTCCGGCCGGCGTCGAGATCCTGCTGCCGGATCTCGAAGCGCCGCGTGTTGAATCCGTCCAGCTCTGGACATAGCGAGGTGCGATGGAAGCGATATTTCAGGTGATCGCGAACGGCTCGGACGTGACCAAGGTGATACAGGATCGCGTGCTGGAGATTCGCGCGGTCGACAAGCCCGGTCTGGACGCAGATGAATGCACGATCACGCTCGACGATCGCGACGGCCGCATCGAGTTTCCGCCAAAGGGCGCAACGTTGAAGGTGTCGATCGGATGGGACGAGCAGGGACTGTCGATGCTCGGCGAGTATGCGGTCGACGAGATCGGTGTGCGCGGGCCGCCGGCGAGTGTCGTGATTCGTGGGAAGCCCGCGAACATGCGTGCGACGTCGAAGACGCAGCGCTACGGCAGCTGGTCGAATGCGAGGCTGGCCGACATCGTCGGCGACGTCGCGCGTCGCAACAAATGGTCGGCCGCGTGCGACGTCGACGTCGTCGTGCCGCGTATCGACCAGTTCGGCGAGAGCGATCTGCATTTCATCACGCGCGTGGCTCGCCAGTACGGTGCGACGGCGACGGTCAAGGCCGGCAAGCTGATCGTCCTGCCGCGTGGCGGCGGCAAGAGCGCGAGCGGCAAACCGCTGCCGATCGTCACCCTCACGCCCGGCGATCTGCTCGACTACGACATCAATTTCCCGGATCGCGCGAGCTTTGCGGCCGTGCGCACGAAGGTGCACGACCGCAAGACCGGGAAGAAGATCGACCTGACGATTCCGAATCCGGATGCTCCGCCAGGTGCGTCCGCGGTGCATACGGAACGGCATGCGTTCGCGAGTCCGGAGGCCGCGAAAGCGGGCGCGACGTCGCGGCTGGCGACGCTGAATCGGCACACGTCGACGAGCCGGCTGACGATGCGCGGCCGGGCAGATCTGTCGGCTGAAAAGACGATCGCGCTCAAGGGCTTCAAGACCGGCGTCGATGGCGAGTTCCTGATCGAGTCGGTCGAGCACACGTTCGCGTCGCGCGGGTGGATCACGGTGGTCACATTGAACGGAGGGAACAAGGGGAAAGCGAAGGTCGGGCACGGGAAGAAGAAGGGCAAGAAGATCGATCTGGTGGTGCCGGCGCCGAAGTAGCGCAAGTTGCGCGTCACGCACTGTATTTGCAGGCCGCTCACGGGAAACCGGAGCGGCCTTTCTTTTTATCGGGACAAGGGGAACCGATGCAAGAGCATGAAAAGACGATTCTGGAGCTGATCGTTATGGGCGGATTGATCGGGGTCGCGAAGGTGTTGGTGGGTAGTGAGCATTTGACGTTTCGGCTGGTCGCTGGCCGGGCCGTACTGGGGTCGGCGACGTCGATGGTCGCGGGCATTGCGCTGTTGCAGATCCCGGACCTCCCGCCGATTGCGCTGCTCGGAATCGGGAGCGCGTTCGGCATCGTCGGATCGCAGTACCTGGAGGTGCTGCTGCGCAGGAAGGCAAAGCAACTTTTTGGGGGAAGCAAAAATGGGTAAGTACGACGGGATCAAGCTGAAGGCTGAACTGACGCGCGATGAGGACCGGCGGTATCGGATCTACACCGACACGGTCGGCAAGGTGTCGGGCGGAATCGGCCGCAATCTGACGGACAAGGGTTTCCGCGATAACGAGATCGACCTGATGTACCAGAACGACATCGCCGAGACCGAGGCATGGCTCGATCGCAATCTGTCGTGGTGGTCGTCGCTCGATCCGGTGCGCCAGCGCGTGATGATGAATATGGCGTTCAACATGCAGGGCAAGTTGCTGGGGTTCCGCAGGTTTCTCGCGGCGACGCAGCGGGGCGACTGGAACGCGGCGGCAGCCGAGATGCTCGACAGCCTGTGGGCGCGGCAGGTCGGCGATCGCGCGAAGCGCCTCGCATCGATGATGCGGAGCGGCGCATGAAGTGGTTCGATCCTCGACTCTGGCTCGCGCTCATCGCAGCCGTTTTCGTCGGCGCTGCTGCCGGCTATTCGAAGGGGCACCGGGATGCGGATCAGTCCGCGACCGTCGCCGATCAGGCACGTCAGATCGACCATCTGCGCGCTGTACGTGATGAATATGGCCGCCGATTGGTGGCACAACAGGAGATCGCAACCGATGCTGCGAAAGAACGTGATCAGGCACGCGCTGATGCTGCTGATGCCGATGGTGTTGCTGATGGGCTGCGCAAGCAGGTCGCCGCGCTCGTTGCCGACGCTCGACGTGCCGGCGCTGCGGCCGGAGGCGCGGCAACCGGCGACGCCCTCGATCTGCTTGCCGACTTGTTCGGCCGGGCTGACGAGCGCGCGGGAGAGCTGGCGAAGATCGCTGACGAGCGCGGCATCGCCGGCCAGCAGTGCGAGCGCAGTTACGACGCGTTGATCGGCGACGCGCAATCCAGTTTGCCGCAGTAGCGCGGCGATCGAGGCCGAGCGGTCTCGAAAGAAACAGGGCGACCAAACTGCGTGCGGCAACACGCTACCCGGTCGCCGATCACGATCGCCAACAATCGGTCGAACGGCCTTCGTGATGGGCACAAATTCGCGACGCGTTAGCGCGCGCCGTCAAATGTGCTGGTGCACCATCTTGACTCGATGCCCGAGAACGTTGCCGAGTTCGACTGCGAGGCGTGGAGCGATTAGCCAGTTGGTAAAGCCGAAACCGAGATTGCCGAATGCCCAGTCAAGCTCAAGGAAAGTCCACTCGATAATGCGTGCCGCGCGGCCGCATGCCGGACAGGCCAGTGTGTCGTCAGCTTCATTCGAGAACCATGCGCCGACGGCGTCAGACCACGGCACTTCATCGAGTGAATGAGAGGAGCTGCAGTGAGGACAACGCAGGTCGTTTGGTCCCGGGCCCGAATGAAATACCGTTCGATGCGTCTTGAGTCCTACACCGCACCACACGTTGCCGATGCTGACTTGTTCTGACCAATCAGCAGCTTTCGAGCCGGGACGGTAGAGGTCGCCGCCGCTCAGCGCATTTTCGCTTTCGGGCACCGATTGCACGATGGAATTCTCGACAAGCCACGAAATACCTCGATCCGCGAGAATCGGGACTTCATCAAGACTTGCTTCGACATCAACGACCCAAACAATATCGTCACTCATAGCGAAACCTAGTATCAGATCGGACAATCGGGCATCAATTGCTGACTTGCTACACAGCTAACCGACGATGCCGGCGCTGGCCTTCGCGCCGGCATCGTGATTACAGATCAGCGAACGCGGGCAGAAGATCCTGGTCGACGAGCCGAATTTCGATCCGGTTGGCAACCTCGACATGTGCGGCGTTGTCCACCGAAAAGAGGGCGTCCGGCACGCTCACAATGATCGTCCCGGTTTGCAGCCGTCCGGGTTCGGGAACGGGAATCAATTCGCGTGCTTCCGGTACTTGCTGGGCCGTGATGAGCTTCGGGAGGTAAAGCATCCAGCCGACACCTGGCTTGTCATCAAATACCTGGCGTGAAAAATACTCGCGAGGCGAAACGGACACATACATCGGGTCGTAAACCGAGACCATCGCGGACACAATCTTAGCCGTGTCCTCATAAGGAGGGTGGTCCGCCGTGACTCCGCTCTGTGCCGGTAGGCCAATTTCTATCTCGCTGGGTCGCCTCTTCGCATCAATGGCTAGCTTCAACCTCGCACTGTTGGCCACGTCCATTTGACCATTCCAGAAACCGAACACCTTCGGAAGGCCCATCTTCTTTTCATACCGTTGGGCCAGGACTGCCAAAACGGCTGTCGAAGGTATGCCGGGCGCTTCATACATGGGATACAGACGGGCTTCTTCCTCGGTATCCGCCTTCAGCCACCACTGCGCTAAACGTTCGTCCTCACGTGACATCGCTTGAACAACAGGCCATAGACGGACAAGATGAGCCGCAAAATCGCCAAGCGGAGCGAAATCGGCAGGGTTACGGAACTGTGCAACTATTTCCATGTTTGTCAGGGTACCCATTCTGATTGGACTTGAAGACGGGCAAGCGGAGATCTCATGTAATTCCAAGTCCGCTCCGTCTGAAAATACCATTTCAATCTTGCTGGAGGATGATCATCGACAACCGCGGCCTGAGCTGCAGCCTGCTCCTCCATGTCGTCAAAGGTCTTGGTGTACGGTACATCGTCCTTTTTCAGAAATTGATCGTACTTGGCCTTTGCTTCGATCAACAAACAGCTTTCCGGTCGAAAGCCGTCGAAGTCGCGCTGCCAGACCCATTCCATGCTCCAGGCCTCTTCAACGCTATAGGGGAACCCCGTGATTCGCCCTTGATACTCTCTGGAGTTGGCACTCATACTCCAGTTGCGGCGCTGCATGCTTCCGGCCTCAGGCGGGCATTTCTTGCAGCTCTCGCCCGTGCGTGGAATCGCGCGGACGTCCGGCTTTGCCTTGCTTTCGTCCTTCGGCGTATCACCCGACAGACTCGCCGTTCCCGCCACTGCCGCTCCGCCCAACAAGGCTACGCCAGCGCGCGCCAATAGCGGCCCAAGCTCCACCGCCGCCGCTTCTATCACTGGTACTACCAATCCCGCCATCTCGAGATCCCCCGTTGTCTTGTGGATGTTCGATGCGCCATTTGATGACGCGAAGGTAATCGTGAAAACGTTCGTCGGCCGAGCGGCCGGGCCGAGTCAGCCACGCGCGTGTGGCCGGCTTTTCGTAAAATTTCGGCGCGTATGCCTCGATCCGAAGAAACGCGGCGACATTCTCGTCGGACTGGATGCCGAGCCGCCGAGCTGCGACGTATGCGTTCCAGAGGCGCGTCGACAGAGTGTCGTCGTCCGCCAGCTTCGGGTCTGCTTTGACGAGATCAAGCCGCGTGCGTTCGACATATCCGCGTGCATCGATCTCGGCAAGGCCGGCGATCTGTTCGCCTGTCAGTTCAAGCATGCGGGTGCACTCCCTTTAATTTCCCGTTCACTTCCACCAGCCAATTGAATGTCGGGACGAAGAATTGCATACGTTGCGTCGGTTCCATCAGCGATGCCACGTCGGCCATGATGCGGGCGTCGTAGAAGCGTAGGAGCGCCGTGCGCCCGTCGGGCAGGCGCACGTCGAGGCGGCCGCGCAGCTCGTCGGCGAGCGATTCGATCGGATAGGCACTGATGAGCCACGACACACCGGTCGAGCCGCCGGCCATCGCCGAAAGCGTGCGTCGAACGCTGCCGGATGCTCGTTCCCAATCGAGCAGCCACGGTCCGGCGTCGGCAAGCGATGCGTCCGGTGTGCCGTCAAACAAGGCGACTGCCGCTTGCGATCGCTCAGGCGGCGAGCCACCCGCCGCGTCCGCGAACAGCAGACCGTCGACCAGCGCGTACAGATGCACGTGCATCGTCAGTTGCTGTTGGCGTTTGAAGAAGAATCCTTCGATCGAGTACGCGGTCATGGGCTTACCCGCGCGCGATCATGGTCGCCGCGTTCTCGGCGGCAGATTTGAGGCATTCGAGACAGAGCGTCGGGGAAGGGGCCAACGCTGTAGCCCCGGCGGCCACTGCGCCGCCGGTCGTTGCTTCGCCGGCTCCGACGTCGTCGAGCGTCGCGGAAGACTGCGATGCGATCAGCGTCGCACCGCACGCGGTCTTCATGCCCTCGATGGCCGTTTCCCTGCCTGCTATCTGGTGCGGGTAGCGTCGCCCGGTGGCGGGCAGGATTGGGAAGACGCCTTTGCACTGTGGGCAAAGTACCTTGTGCCCGACGCCGGCAATGGGTTTCCCGTCAATAGTGGCGGTCGCGGTGCCCTCCAGCACGCGCCCGCCGTGCGTCGTTGTGTCGCCGACGCAGATCATGGCTCTGGCCATAAGTTCTCTCGTAGGTATGGTTTTCGTATGAATTTACCATTTCTGCGAGAGCGGTCGATTGCAGCCCGCCGTGCGCTCCGTCAAATTGTGTCAAGCGGGCTAGAGCATCGTCGCGCGTTGCTTCTCTTCCCTGAGCAGATGCCGCAGGCGCTGCAGCGGCCCTTGACCGCCGCCAAGATCACCCTTGTTGTCGATGTGTTTGTCGACATAGTCAAACCACTCCTGCACCCGCTCGATTGACTTTCTTAGCGCGAGAATTTCAAGGATCAGCAACCTGACCTGCGGGTCGGTGTAGTCGCGCCATAGTGCACGCAATTCCGAATCGGTGGGCGCATCAAAGTCCGGCATGGTCGGCTTCAGTTTGACGCGGCGGTCTCTGAGCGGGACACGATTCCGGTCGACCTTACCCGCTTCGATGCGGCGCGATTGCGCCGGCAGAAGCGGGTCGTAGACGGCCTCGATCCACGATGCCAGCTCGCGTTCGGTCAACTCGATGGGCGTGCGTTTCCATTCCTCTTCGCCGAGGAACCGATACTCCCAAAAATATGCCCACTGCGGTTTGATCACGACGCATGCACTGTATAAAAACACAGTGTATCGCGAGGTAAGATGGATCGGTCAAGACCGAAACTTGGGGACGTCGATGTGCACGAACTACATAGCGCCCGGCGAGGATCCCGGTCTCAGTGAGCTGAGGATCGACAATTTCACTGACCTGTACCGCTGGACGCCTTGGAAGCCCGAGATCTATCAAGACTACGACGCACCGATAGTTGTCAGCATCGATGAGCAATTCAAGCCATTGATCGCCGGTTTCGGGTTTTGGCCGCGCGCGCTTCAGAAGTCGAACGTCGAGCGGGCGAAGGAGCAGGGCCGCAAGCCGCCCGTGATGCGCACCACGATGAACGTTCGCGACGACAACCTCGGGAAGTCGCCGTTGTACGCGCCGGCTTGGCGATCAGGAGGGCGTTGCCTGATTCCGGCGCGGTACGTGATCGAGCCGGCGTATCCGGATGCGAGGCAGGACGCTACCGGGAAATGGATTCTCGGTCAGTGCGTGTGGCAAAAGATAGGTGTAGTTGACCGCGAAACGATGTGCGTTGCTGGTATCTGGCGCACCCTGAAGGACTCAGACGGCCGTCCACGCCATGTAATGGCGATGATTACCGTCAACGCCGACGGCCATCCAGTCATGTCGCGCATGCATAAACCCGACGACGAGAAACGATCGGTGGTGATTCTGCGACCGGGCGATTGGGACGAGTGGCTGACGACTTCAAACGTGGAGGCCGCGCGTGCGATGTTGCAGCTTTATCCGGGTGACGAGATGGTCGCAGCGGCAAAGTAGCTCTGGGTCTGTTCAGTTCCATGGTCTGCTACCGGGCCGGCCTCTGCCGCTCGGCGGATCCGCTCCATGCCATTCGTTTGGCTGCTATTCTTGCACCTTCTCTATAACAATGATGCTAGGGGAAGCCGTGAGTAAGACCAAAGAAGAGCAGACGCCAAAAGACAGTCCGGAAGTGCTGCAATGCGGTATCGTGATGCCGATCGCAGCGATGGATGGAGTTACCGCTGATCACTGGGCAGAGGTTAAAACGATCATCATCGAGGCGATGAATACTCTAGACTCGCCGCGATTTAGCACCGCTTTGGTAAGCGATGCGGACGACGTTGGTGTAATCCAGAAGCGCATTGTCCAAGGGGTCTACTCGTCAGATGTCGTTGTCTGTGATGTCAGTGGGAAAAATCCCAACGTTATGTTCGAGTTGGGCATGCGCTTGGCCTTCGATAAACCGACCGTGATCATAAAGGACGACAAGACCGATTATATGTTCGATACAGGAGTTATTGAGCATCTTACATATCCTCGCGACTTGCGGTTTACGCGTATCGTGGAATTCAAGCAACTCTTGGCTAAGAAGGTTCTTGCGACATATCAGGCGTCACAGCGGGATCCGGATCATTCCACGTTCCTGAAAAACTTCGGCACATTTAAGGTCGCGCATCTCACCGAAAAAGAAGCATCCGCCGAGCAGGTCATACTGGAATCGCTTGCGGAACTGCAAAGAGAAGTCAGGGTCTTGCGAAATATAGCGGCGCCGGGGTATTCGATACCGCTCGATTCGGTCGATAGCAGACTATTCAGTCTCCAGGAAGTCGAAATGATCTTGACGCAGGCCGAGAAGCTTTTGAATTACAGCGGGCCTGATGCCATGAGGGAGTTCGCGATGATGAGGAAGACATTGAGGAGAGTAGCCGAGGCGCCATCACTGCCCCCCGTGTACGCCGAACGAGCCAAGATGTTGCTCCGAAGCATTTCACCCAACGGTCGAATAACTCCTGCGGACTTGGCTCGAAGCGGTATCGGCGAGCAGCCGCGTTCAGACACGGCGTAATATCACCTCAGCGTTCGACCCCGGCAGTGCCGAAGAAAAGCCCGATGGCTGTGACGGTTCGACCAGCCGTTATGGGTCGATTTGCTATTGGAGCCTTATCAGATAAGGCATAGGCACTGCAGCATCATTGGGCACTGCAAGTTGCTTGGCAAGCCGGCCCGGGCTGGTGTCCAGAAGTACGAAAGCCCGCTGCGAGCGGGCTTTTTTGCGTGCTACATATTTCCTACAGCAAGGGGCGGCCGCCTTTTGGATAAGCCTTGTGCTTATCATTCCATCCCCTGAACTGGGGGATGGAATGCTACTTCACCCTTGCGACGTGTAGTGCGAGAACCTCAAGAGTCGCTAATCGTCGTCGTCGTCAGTTTCTGATGCTGTCGCTTGGAAAGCTTTGCCTTGCGTTATCTCCAAGCCGTCCCTATAAAGCATTGGAACTTTCCAGCTAGTTTTGATTTCCTCGAGGAATCCTACTTCAACGAGGGATCGAATTGCAGATGCCAGTTCGTCGCCGCTAAGTCCGAGAATTTCGCCGAGACTATCCAAGTTCTGCTCAGCCTTTGCACGACGAAATTTTCGAATTAAGGCGGCGGTCTCCGCGCCGGCTTCGGCGATCAACGTGTCTTCGACGCGTTGAGCACTTAGGCGTTCCAGTGCCTTTTTAACCGCATCTGAGGTGATTACCGGCTCGCCGTTGAACTCTCTCACTGTCCGGCCGTCAGCACGGACCTGCTCTTCGCGTGCCATCTGGGCGAGATCAATCAGATTTCGCGGTGGTTTGATATCGTTGCCGTCCCTGATTCTTGCCATAATCCAATTTAACGTGGTTGGCTTGCGTTCTGCGGCATCAACTTTCGCGGGAAATATTTTGTAGAACAAGCCTTCGTCATCTAGTTCTTTTCCTGAAAGTGCTTTCACTACATTTTCATTGTCTCGGATCCGTCTGCAAAGAAGGTTCAGGAGGTCCCGTTCGTCCCATGTAATCTCAACTTTTTGCGCATTTATGTGCGTTAAGTTTACAAATCCGTCACCAATAATTCTGCGAAATAAGTCGCGACGTACAAATAACTTGAGTCTGAAATTCGAGAATGCGAGCAAATCTAGATATGTTCTCAGAAGAGCGCGCAGTGCAGGAATTTCAATATCGGGGAACCCCTGGAACGCTTCATCCAGTCGATCAAGTGCCAGCCACACGGAATATCCGAGTTCTCCTAGGCATTTGTCGAGCAGCCGAAGCGCATCCTCGTGAGGGACCTCTTTTATGTGCTTCTCATTTTCGGACTCAAAAAATTTGAGACGAGGAGTGATTATCGGTATGCCTGACTCTGAGAATGTGAATTCGAGTTCTGCTGATTTCGGTTTGAAGAATGACTGGATGGTATTTGTGATTTTGCTGAAGATAGTTTCGGCTGTATCGTCTTTTGAGCGGAGATCGGTCTCCTCTAGGATTGAGGCGAGAGATTTAAAACTATCGGAGTAGTCATCGCCGGCTATGCCGAGCAACCAGTTTCCTATCAACGAAAATACATAAGCCTTCCAAACGCTGACATATTGGCCTTCGCTAAGGGCCGGCTCGCGAACCAGTCGCTGGAATACGGGGCTGCCAGCTGGATTAAATCCGGCTAAAACTTCGATGCCTTTTAGTTCTGGGAGCGAGGCATATCGGTTTTGAAGGATCCGATATAACGCGGTTTTGCCGGTTCCTTTGTCGCCTGCGACAATGTCTTTTTTCCCGTTGATTAAGCTATGAAATGCCTCATTTTCAACGAAATATTTTTCGAGCGACTGGTCAAATTCGGCAACAGAGTTTCCGAGGTCGAGTTCGCGCAGAACATCCTTCATTAGCATAATAAATGGGCCCCGTATGACTACGTTTTCGTCACTCCGATGGGAGTATGGCATTAGTCGGGCGGCAGGGGAAGCCGGGTCTTTGGTCGGACGGCGCTGCTCGGTACGCTCTATCGTGCGAGCTCCACGATGATAGTGGTGCGTTCGCGCTCGAAGTGACGCGTGGATCTCGGAGACCGGGGAAAGTTGCTTTGGTGCCTCAGGTTTACCAGCGGCCGCGCGGGATCGATCGACGTTGCCATCTGGCCAGTTGTGGTGGCGATGACAACGGGCGCGGCTACCCGCCAGAAGCGGGCGACCCAGCATTGCAAATACTGATGTTCAAAAGGCTACTCCTGTTCTGAAAGCAGCCGTCTCGCCAATTCGCGCACGAGGACCCAAGCATAGTCGTCGTAATCGTCATATCAATGCGTGCGCATACTTGAGCGCGCCCGCAAGTTGTAGCGCGCTCCTATCGGCGGAAATTAGTTCGTGGAACCTTGAAATATTATTCAAATCGACTATCTTGAAAATTTACACAAGGAGGCCGAGTGATGAACCTGGAAAATGATGTTAGCTCGATTATCGAAAAGGTAAACTCAGGTGAGTTTGATGGTCTTTCGGGGCAGCTCGATAACGGGGATTTTGGAATTTTCTACCCGGCCTATGTAGAAGATGGAACAGTCAAAATGATGAAGCCCGGCTATTCGCAGACGGAGACAAATCTAAAAATTGCAGTTACATCAACTGGATTGAAGGATCCAGATGCGAAAACAATATCGTGGATGGGCGGCGGAGCAACCTCGTGGTCCTCGTGTAATCATCCCGGTACCGGGCCGCACAGCTGCAAACACCAAAACGGGAATGGCGATTGCATTCATTGCAAAGGGCATGCAAATCCAAAATCTTTCGGGGGATGGGCGCCGGATGGGTTAGACTATTTTGATGCCGTAAACCAATTGCACAATAAGCAAGATCTTCTCAATTCTTTAGCGCCTCAGGGTCTCGGATTGACGTTGCTGCATGCGCATAGCGACGAGTACGAATTTACAAAACTGCCCGCGGACATGGTCTCCGTGATTGCGGACGGTGTAACGTCCTTCCGAAATATCGAAGACGTTGCTAAAGATGAAACATTCGTTCCAAATGCTTGGCGATTTATTAATGGCAAACTCGAAATTGCTGGGGGCTTCTCGCAGCAATCGGAGTGATATGCAGCTGCTTTATCCATTTGGACTGTCTCGGATGTAAGGGGCAGTCCAGATCCATTTGGCCGCCTCGTGTGCGTGAGATTATCTAAAATGAATGGACAAAAAGCCTATTTTTCCTATAACTCGCAAGTGGCCAAGGGGCACGATTGACTGCTTCCCTCTGTTATCTGTCATTAGAGCATGGATAACACAAGGGACCGTAGTGAGTCGGTAACGGCCGGTCCATAAAAGAGCGGGCGCGGGTTTCAGCATATCTTTGTGCGCCGGGTCTTATCAGATAAGGCGCAGGTACTGCTGCATTCGTTGGAGTGACGGGTGCAGGGGTGCTGCGGGACGCGTGCTGATGTGACCGGGCAAAGCTCCTTTGGCCGCCGGAGTTTACCAGTGGCCGAACGGGACTGCTCGAAGTTCGCCATCCGGCCAGTTTGTCTCCGGGGATGGTGAGAGACAGCTGCCGGCCACTTACGGACATTCGTCGCTTGGGTCCGACAGGGCCCGTATTCTGCCCACAGCGGACCGCTACGTTTATTGATGTTGCAATTCTCAGCACGCCCCCCTTGCTTCGCTTTCGAGCGGACTCCGCCCTCACATACTGCCGCACCGTTCACCTCTCCGAATCACCGAAGCTCGCACTCGAAGTCAGGATGATCGTGCGCCGTGCCGCCCAGCATATCTAAAAGGGGAAGAACCATACGCCGATTGGGAGCGTTGGAACTCAGGCAAGTGGGGGAATCTTGGCGATCATCTTCTCTGGATACGCTACTTCCTGTTTAACGCGCTCCCACTCTGTCTTCAGGATCTGATTCGTCAACGTATCGGCCTCGCCGACCAACGCTGCTACACGCGCAATCAGCGCGATGGCCGTTTCTCTATCCTTCGCGCGAGCTGTATCGTCAAAAATCTCGCGAATCTCGTCTAGGTGATCGCGCAACTTCGAATGGCTAGGCTCGTTGGGGTTGAGGCGAAAGCGCAAGCGGTGATGACGCTCCTGGTGAGAGCGATCAATGACGCCATTCTTGTCCGAGAAGTCCGCAACCAACTGCTTCGTCTTTGCCGTGCGCTCTGCGAGCGCAATGGTTGAGTCGCTCGCCAACTCCGCGCAGCGTTGTCGTACGCCGTCCCATTTCCACAAATACTCCTGTGACTCGGCAAGGTGAGCGGCCATATCCGCTCGCAACTCGTCTATCCATTTTTGGCGCTTGTCAGCGATGAAGGTGGCAGCCGTGCGAACCGTGGAGGTGCGCTGCACATCGAGAGATGCGACGGCTTGCCGGAGTGTTGCCGAGGCCGCGTCCACAGTCTGGCTGCGGCTCTTGTAGTTTGAGTATGACGTTGAGACGACGCTGATGATAGCGGTAAGGGCAGACCCTAAAATTGCCCAGCCTGCTGTATGAATGCTCATGATTGTGGTTGTTTATTGGCCCGGCGGCCACTATACCCGAGGCCGGCATGTTTGACTTCGCGACTTTCGAACGGCCAAGCGCCTTTCATTGTGCAGGCCCTGACCACCATCCATGGCACATCAGCGTCTCGTTGCGGCGCAGTAGCGGGCACCTGCTTACATTTCGCAGATTTCGCCAATGGGTCCGTAACGGTTGATACCAAATAAGGGCGGCGTAGGACTTGACGTCGGTTTGTGCCCCGAGTCTAGTCAACTAAGACGGAGGCACTGCTGCATCATCGGTCTTAGTTTGGGATGCTTGAGCCCGCATCTTGGCGTGCCTCTTCCTCGACGTCGTTGAGCCAGTTCGCCCACGCTTGCATCATCTGCCGACGCTCGGGCAAATACTTCGCATGGTTGTACGTCGAACGAGTCTTGTCCTTGTCCTTATGCGACAGCTGCATTTCAACGACTTCATCCTTCCATCCCATTTCATGAAGATTGGTCGACGCGGTTGCACGAAAGTCGTGGCCGGTTATCGGCTCAGGGTTATCCGGAACCATGTAGTTGATCGCCCGGTTAATCGTTGCGCGACTCATGTGCGGGAGCTTTCGATTGCTATGCAGAATCGGCAAGATATACCCCCGGTTTCCGTACATCTCCCGCAATTCGCGCAACAGTTTTAGTGCTTGCGTAGGAAGGGGAACGATGTGCAGGCGCCGTGATTTGATTTTCTCCGGGGGTACTTTCCATTCAGCGGTGCCTAGGTCGATTTCTTCCCATCGCGCACGGCAAAGCTCGATCGTTCTCGGAAACAGCATCATCAGCAAGCGAATTGCAATTGCGGTTCGTTTGCTCTTGTAGGTTGGAAGCCGGCGAAAGAGCATCTTCAGTTCTTCACGGCTCAATGCCCGCGCGTTCTCAGTCGGTGGCTTCAGGACCGAGCCTCGCAGCACCGATGCGGGATCCGTGTCCGCTCGCAGTGTGATCACTGCATACTGGAACACATTAGACACATACTGGCGCAGCTTGATCGCCACGGAGGGAGAGCCTCGTTCTTCGACCCGACGCATCAAGGCAAGCACATCGTGGGCGGTAACCGAGCGCATCGGGCGGTTTCCGATGTACGGGTATGCATCCATTTCGAGCATCCGAGTAATCTCGCCATAGTGCCGCTCGGTCCATGTCTTTCGCTTCTTCTCCAGCCATTCGTCGCTGATGGCTCGAAAAGTTGCTTTGCCTTCGTTGATACGCGCCGACAGCACTTCCTGTCGCGCATGTGACGGGTGCAGTCCCTTCTTGACGAGTTCGCGGGCATCGTCACGCGCTGCCCGTGCGGCTTGGAGGCTGACCGTTGGATATTCACCGATCGCGAAGAGATTCTCCTTTCCGGCGATTCTGTACTTGTACCGCCAGAGCTTCGAGCCGGACGGCTTTACCAGCAGATACAGTCCATTGCCATCGGTAAGTTTGGTAGGCTTGTCGCCTGCCTTCGCTTGTCGGATTTTGATGTCGGTAAGTGGCAC